CTATGTCAGAAGCAGAATTTAAACAAGAGTACGAAGCAGACTTCAATACCTATGAAGGTCAGATATGGAAGTTTAACTTCGAGGAAAATGTCAAAGATCTGTCTCAGTTTGACGTAACAAAAACAGATGTCTTCGCAGGTCTAGATGTCGGTTATAAAGACCCGACCGCGATGTGTGTAATCGCATACGACTGGGATGAGGACAAATACTATTTACTTGACGAATATTTTAATGCGGAGCGGACGACGGAACAGCATGCTACCGAGATCCAGAAGCTCATTACTCGCTGGGATATTGATTTCATTTATATTGATTCAGCTGCTCAACAAACACGGTTCGATCTCGCGCAAAATTACGATATTACAACCATTAACGCAAAGAAGTCTGTACTTGACGGAATTGGACATGTCTCAAGTTTGGTTGACAACGACAAACTTTACGTTGACCAACAAGCCGCAGAGTCCCTCAGCTGTTTGGACGCGTATCAATGGGATCCTAACCCCAATCTCATGAAGGAACGACCAAAGCACAACATGGCATCACACATGGCAGATGCACTTCGATATGCATTGTACTCGTTTGAAACTTCACAAATCTCCTTCTGATGATACCTGAGAAAAATAGTTATTGACAAGTTATCTCAAAACAGATATACTTCTTTAATGAAAATGTAGGAAATAAAAATGCCAAAGCTAAAAAGGGACATAGTAAAGTATGTACGAGACAAGGCAAAATCACGATATAAAAAGGACTCCAAATGTTATATCTGCGGATCAGAAACACAGTTAGATTATCATCACTTCTATAGTTTAACAGGGCTATTGAATAAATGGTTGAAAGATAACAAACTGAATCCACAGTATATACAAGCACTTAGAGAAGATTTTATTGAAGAGCATGAAGATGAGTTATATGTACACGCAGTAACTTTATGTAACATGCACCACAAACAGCTTCACTCCATCTACGGTAAAGAGCCAGGACTTGGAACCGCAAAGAAACAAATGAGATGGGTGCAAATCCAGAGAGAAAAACATGGCTTGGTATGACAGAATATTTGGGCGACGAGAAAAACTAAATCCAGCACAGCAGTATCAAGGCATGGCTGTAGAATCTTCTCGAGAGCCGACACAAAGTTATGAATATTATTACGAAAATATAGAAATAGTAAATCGTGGTGTAAACATGATTGTAGATGATGTTGCTGAGATACCTGCAACTGTTGTCGGAACATTGAAAACACCAGGAATTGTAAAAGGGGTAAAAAGAGCAAGAGTAGAACTACTTTTAAATGTTGAGCCAAACCCTTTTCAAGATATAAGTGCATTTAAAAGAGCACTGATTACAGATTACTTACTTGATGGAAATATATTTATTTACTATGATGGTGCACATTTATACCATCTTCCAGCAGATAAAGTAAGAATACATGGAGACAGAGATACATTTATTGAAAAATTTAGTTACAATAAAACAGATTTTTCTCCAAATGAAATTATACACATAAAAGATAACTCTTTCTACTCAATTTATAGAGGAGTATCACGACTAAAGCCTGCACTACGAACAATGCAGCTTATGTCAAATATGAGACAGTTTCAAGATAATTTTTTCAAAAATGGAGCTGTACCAGGTTTAGTACTTAAAAGCCCAAATACTTTATCTGAAAAAATAAAAGAAAGAATGATACAGTCTTGGACAGTAAGATATAGACCAGACTCAGGAGGCAGAAGACCTCTTATTTTAGATGGTGGTATAGAGATAGATAGCTATACAAATACTAATTTTAAAGATTTAGATTTTCAAGATGCAATTACAAAAAATGAAGCAATTATTTTAAAAGCTCTTGGAATACCACCAATAATGATGGACTCAGGTAACAATGCAAATATACGTCCGAATATGAGACTATATTACTTAGAAACAGTATTACCAATAGTAAAGAAAATGAATCACTCTCTTTGCAGATATTTTGGATTCATGATAAAAGAGGATGTTTCAGAAGTACCAGCATTACAACCAGAATTAAGAGATGCAGCAGGATATTATACTGCACTCGTTAATGGCGGCATTATAACAATAAATGAAGCAAGAGATAGATTAGGATATGATTTGATGGACGGGCAAGATGATATACGAGTTCCACAAAACATAGCAGGCAGTGCAGCAAATCCTAGTCAAGGTGGACGACCCACAGAAGAAGGTAATGATGATGAATAAATTATTAAAATTAACATCTACGTTCAAATCAGAAGCACAAGACGACGGATCAGTAATGGTTCGTGGTATGGCTAGTACAAATGCTTTTGATCGCGCAGGAGATAGTATATCTGCTGATGCATGGACAAAAGGTGGTTTAGGTAATTTTGAAAAAAATCCTATTATTCTATTTAATCACGATTATAATAAGCCAATCGGTCGAGCAACAAAAGTTACTCCTACGAGAGATGGCTTGCACATGGAAGCAAAAATTAGTAAACATGCTGAATGTGCAGAATTAATCAAAGACGGTGTCCTTGGAGCGTTTTCTGTCGGTTTCAAGGTCAAGGACGCTGACTACATGAAAGAAACCGACGGATTAATGATAAAGGACGCTGAGTTGTTTGAAGTATCAGTTGTATCGGTACCTTGCAATCAAGCAGCTACTTTTTCTCTAGCGAAGTCATTCGATTCTGAAATGGAATACGAGAACTTCAAGAAAACTTTTAAAAGCGAGGAGCAATCCTCTTCAAAGGAGATAGATATGTCGGAAGAAACAAAAACTCCCGAAGTCGACTTGGAAGCTTTTGCTAAAAAAGTAGCAGAGGAAACTGCTGCTAAAATTGCAATGAAAGCGGCCGAGCAAAAAGCGGCAGAAGAAGCTGAAGCTAAAGCAGCTGAAGAAGCTGAAGCTGCAAAGGCTCTCGAAGCCGAATCAATTAAATCCAGCATAAAGTCTGGTATCGAAACTGGTGCCGAAAAACTTATGGCTGATATTAAGAAAGATATGGATGCTCAAAAAGAGCTTGATGTTAAAGAGCTCGCATCAAAGTATGAAAAAGATCTGAAAGAAAAAACTGATGAAATCGAAGCTATGCGTAACAGCAAGAAGTCCTTCTCAGGACGTGGCAACGGTGATTTCAAAGGATATGAAAATGAACTTGTACAAGCTCACATTCTTGGAAAAATTACTAAGAAAGGGTTTGACACAAAGTTTGCAAAAGATCTTATGGAAAAGTCAGGCGTAGCAGTACCAGGTGCAGTATCACTTACAGCTCTTGAGACTACTATTAGTACTACTTTTGAAGAAGAAGTACGTCAAGAGATGAGAGTTGCTCCTCTCTTCCGTGAAATACCTGTAACATCAGGTGCAACTGTACTACCAATCGTACCAGATACTGAGCCAGCAAACTTTGCAACAACTGGTGCAGTAAGCGGTAACTTATTAGAGAATGCAGGCGCAAGCAATGATAAGTTCACTATTTCTCAGAAAGTATTAAATGCACATAGATTAATTTCTTCACAGTTCATTGATAACAATACTGATGAGCAAGTAATTGTAAACTTCTTGCCACTCATTCAAAGTGGATTAGCAAGAGCTCATGCAATTGCAATCGATAAAGCAATCTTAGTTGGTGGTGGCGGATTCACCACTGGTCTTGTAGGAGCAAGCGGAACCGATGATACAAATGGTTATGCACAAGCTTCAGGATCAGTAGTTAACTCTGCAGCAACAGGAACCAACATTGATGCAAGTACAGCACAAGAAGTAACTCCTAGCACTTTAATGGCTATGCGTGCTCAAATGGGTAAGTATGGTTTACGTCCATTAGATGTAGCATACATAATCCCAACTGATGGATACTATCAGTTGATTGATGCAACAGGCTTTACAGATGTGTCAGAAGTTGGTGAGGCACTTGCTTCTAAGTTAAGTGGTCTAGTAGGTACTGTATTCGGTTCACCAGTAATCGCAACAGACCAACTTGCACAAAACCTAGCAGCATCTGGAGCAGCAACATCAACTGCAGCGATAGCAGTATACACAGGAAACTATGTGATTCCACGTCTACGAGGCGTGAACATAGAAACAGATTATGAAGTAGCAAATCAGCGTAATGTGATTGTTGCGACACAATCTCTAGGATTTGAGGAACTTGTAGCAGGCTCTGGTACTAACCAACCTTCAATAAGATTACCTTACTCCTAATAATTAGAGTAATATGGCTAAGGGGAGGTTCGCCTCCCCAAAGGCTTTACTAATGGACTTATAATATGGCAGACTTAGTAACTTTAGAAGATTATAAAGATGCAGAAGGTATTACTACAACTAAAGATGATACACGTCTTTCTGCTCTTATCGTATCTGTGAGTCAATTAGTAAAGACTTATTGTGGAAACTCTATTATAGATTTTTACTCTACAGACAAAACTGAAACATTTAATATTGATTGGGATACACCTATTGTACAACTTACAGAAAGTCCCGTAGTTGAAGTATCTTTGGTACAAGAAAGAGATGGATACTCTTCTTCCTATGTTACTCTTACAACAGGAGCATATGAATATTTTTTAGATACTGCAACAGATAGTGTTATTAGAACAAGAGAGCAAGGCACTCACAAAAATTGGAAACGTGGAGTTGGAGCAGTAAAAGTTACTTATAAAGCAGGATACTCAAGCACTCCTGCTGATTTAAAACTTGCAATATTTGATTTAATTACGTACTATCATAAAGACGAACACAAACAGCGACGAACAATCGCAGGAGCTAGTATACAAAATGAAACATCAACAAGTCAAAGAAATAATGTTGCGTTTCCTGATCATATAAAACGAGTACTAGACTTGTATAAGAATTTTTAATGAATTTAAAACAATTTTTAGAAAGATTACTACAAGAATTGAATAGAAGTGATGAGTTTAGAAAAGAATTAAATAGAGAACCACAAACTTTTGTATTTAGTAAAAGAACATTACTTACTCAAACTCTTTTACAGCTAGATAAAGGCCACAATATGCGGTTTACTCAAGCTGAAAAAAATGAAATTAAAAAGATAGTAGATAAAGCAGGGGATAATTTAGTTGTACAACTTAAACAAATTGAACCTAAATTAAAAAGTCCAGGAGGAAAATCCACTTTAGTTTTTGAAACAAATACTGATGTACCTGTTCCTAAATATTTACAAGATCAAGGAATACCAGTTACACATTTTACAAATTATAGAAAAGTTATTTTTGCATACAGAAGTGCAATGAATGAAATGTTTTTAAATTTACAAAATTTCATTAAAAGCACAGGAAGAAATGCAATAATGAATAAAGATGGAAAAACAGAAAAATCCTCAATTATGCACTTTTTTGATGCAGGACATGAAAAAAATGCAGGAGTTTTTGAAAGACATTTGGATAGCAAAACAAATGAAATAATGAAAGAACTAAATAAAGGAATTGAAAAAGATTCAGAAGCAGAAAGACAAAGAGTCATTAGTAAGTTAAAAGATTTTGGAATTGATATAAGTACAGAAAAAATTGATAGTAGAGATACAATTATTGTAAGAATAGAGTCATCAAGTAAAAATAGAAGTGATGGACAAAAGTCTGGATTAAGAAGTAAAAAATTAAAGAAAAAAATTCAAGAATTTTTAGATAATCCTGAGTTTGCAAATGTAACTGCTTCAGACTCATTAAAAGAAAAACAAGTTAAAATATTACTAAATGAAGCACTTGATCCTTTTAGAAAAATTGCATCTGTAAAAGTTTCTGGAAAACGAAGAAAGATAGAAAGCAAAACAACTAAACGAAAAGAAAAACAACGATCAAAAATTAAAAGTTCTGCTTTAGCAATAAATGCAAAAGTTAGAATAAAAGGAAGCAAAAGAAGGCAAACAGTTAGTGGCTCAACAAGTGAGCTTTTAAGAATGATTGCAATGATAAATAAAAGACTACCTGATGTAGTTAGAAAAAATATGCAAGCACCTGCATTACAAAATCAAACAGGAAGATTTGCAGATAGTGTTGAAGTAACAGAAATTGTTCCTACACCCAAAGGTTTTCCGAGTGTAGGTTATACATATAGAAAAAATCCCTACCAAGTTTTTGAGGTAGGACAGGGAGAACCACCTTGGGCAACTCCAGAAAGAGACCCAAGAAAATTAATTGATAGATCTATTAGAGAGGTTGCAGCACAACTTGCTATGGGACGATTATTTACGAGGAGAGTTTAATGTCCACAACGAACAGAAGTTATACTACTAGACGTTTAGGAATAATAGAAGCTCTTGTAAATAAATTAAAAGATATAGATGGAACGGGACACTTTTTATCAAACGTAAATGAAAATGTGTCACCACGTTTAAAATTTTGGGATGAAGTAGAAGAGTTTCCTACAATTCATCTAAATGCAGGCCCAGAAACCCGAGAGTATCAAGGTGGAGGATATAAAGATAGATTTTTTTCAGTCACAGTAAGATGTTATGTTCAAGATGAAGATACTGTTCAAGCACTTGATGAACTACTTGAAGATGTTGAAACAGTGATTGAAGATAATTCAAGACTAACGTACAAGGATCGCAATAATGTTGATCAAAATACGCAACAAATCACAGTCGTCAGTATAAGCACTGACGAAGGTGTACTAGAACCTTTAGGTGTAGGAGAAATGCTTTTAGAGGTTCGATACTAGAAAATGCAGGCAAGAACAGACGTTCACGTCCTAGCCTTTTCAAGATAACATAGGAGAAAACTATGGCAGATACATTATATTTTAGTAGAGATACCAAGGTATTTATCGAAATTGGAAACAATGTTTGGGAAATACCAGTACTAGACGGATTCTCTTTTTCACAAGCAACAAATACATCAGAGATTACTCTGAATGAAATGGCAGACGGTTCTGGTAATAGTCGTCGTGGCCGTAGAATGTTTAATGATTCTTATGCGCCTGCAGAGTGGAGTTTTTCTACTTACATGAGACCTTTTGCTTCAGCAGGTAGTGATACTGCAGGAAATGCCTCAAGAAATGGAACAGCAGACATTCATGCAGTAGAAGAAGCACTATGGGCACTAATGGTAGGAGATGCAAGTCATACTGCAACAAGCTCTTCTCAAGCAGCAAACTTTACTGGATTTACTTACGATGCAACCGACTTAGATATTACCTTTGCTAATTCTAATAAAACTACTTTAGGTACTGCAAACTTTTATTTTCAGTTAGGCGGTGCAACTTCTGGTAATAAGTCCACATATAAAATTGAAGGATGTGTAGTAAATGAAGCCTCCATGGATTTTGACATTGATGGTATTGCAACTATTAACTGGTCAGGTTTTGGTAAGATTATTTCTGAAGCAACTGTTCCAGGCACTATTACTTATAGTGAAAAGATTGATGCTACAACTAACTTTATTCGTAACCGTTTAACTCACTTGCAAATCACTACCAGCGATGGTACAGCAGGTTCTAATACTCACCCAAGTGAGTATGATTTAGTTTTAACTGGCGGGAATGTTACAATTAGTAATAATATTACTTTCTTAACTCCTGAAACTTTAGGTGTTGTAAATCAACCAATTGGTCATGTAACTGGTACTCGTTCAGTAAGTGGTAACTTTACTTGCTATTTAAACAATGAGGATAATTCAAGTGCAGAATTATTTGAAAATTTAATTGAAGATACTGCAAGTATTACTAATGATTTTGAATTAAAGTTTTTTGTAGGAGGAGAAACTGCTACTCCTCGCGTAGAGTTAGACATGCAAGCGTGTCACTTAGAAATACCTACGCACAGTATGGATGATATTATTTCTGTTGAAACTAACTTCCATGCTCTACCTAGCACAATTGAAGGTACTGATGAACTAACAATTAAATATGTGGCATAAAAAAAATATTTCTTGACATTTTTGGTCATTTCGACTATACTATGAAATAGAAAAGCTAAAGGGACTCTTTTCGAGTCCCTTTTACTATCGGGGCAATATGGCTAATTATAATTTAAAAAGAGAAGCACAAGTATATTTAGAGTTTCCTAAAGATTCTGGAACAGTTATAATACTTGATGTAGAACCAAATATAACATTTAGTCAAACTTTTACAGATAAAGCATATCCCCAAAAAACGTTGCATGAGCAACATAAAATGCATGAAGCATCAAATATTAAAAAAGCAAATCCTGCTAATTTTGAGTTTACAGTTCCTGCATTAAATGAAAATGATTTAGACACTGTTTTTAATTTATTAGTTGATTTTGCTTCTGGAACTAATACATTAAATACTTTTAATTTATTCATAAAATTTAATAATGGTACTACTTACAAATTAGAGACCTGTATTATCACAAGTGGGACATTCATAATTGAGAAATTAGAGAATCTCAGGTTGGCAATATCAGGAGAAGGTGCAAAATTAATAACTTCTGGAGTAAGTGTACCAAGTACCCCCACAAGGGGCACAAGAACTCCATTACGAATAACACATTTATTTTTAAAAATAGCTGGTGTTACTTTAAATTCTTCTGTATTTAAGGTGTCTGTGGAACTACAAAATGATATTCAGTGGACTCCATATGAGACTGTCAATGATGCATTAAGCGTAACAAATGCAACTACCTCAATGTACCCCTCTAATTTTACTCTACAAAAACGGATATTATCAGGATCGATAGAACAATACATAACTAGCGATTTTAATTCTGATCTTCAACAATGGGAGACAGGAGTAACCGTGGATATACAAGCAGGAACTTCAGCTACAAAAGGTTTTCAATTTGATATAGAAAATTGTACCTTTACAAATAGATTAAATGTAGATGAAGCATTTAAACAAAACTATGACTGGAGGATGAATCAAAATCCAACAGATCTAGGAACAATAATTAAATTTAA